GCATAGTATTCTCGTTTTTTTGTGTTGTAAAACCCCCAGATGGTGCTAACTTGATCGCCACCATTGAAACAATAACTGTTAAGATGGTCACACCAAATGCTAATAACATTTGCTCTAAACTGGGTGGTTCTGTATCTAAATCCTGCGGGTGCTTCATGGATAAAATCAGGAGGAAGTTCGGTCACAGTTTACCACCAACAACGCCACTATTCACGACGCGAGTGTTATCATCAAGAGTACCATCTTGCAGGCATTTGAGATGCCAACGAGACATAGTTAGCACCCCTTCATGTGTAGCACCAGTGATAAAGTGCTGACCAAGAGGATTTTTCAAAATGCTTGTGTATAATCCAAAGCGAGTCTTTTTGATGTAGAAAGCATCATCAATCCACTCAACATCTTCGGGGATGTTCTTCTCAACAGTGCCACCGAATGAGGTAGAAAGTTCTGCTTTTTTCTCTCGTTCTGCTGCAACTTCAAGCATTTCTTCGTGTGTCATTTTCTATACTGTTTGTTGGTAAAATGTGCTTCAATAATGTCTAAAATCTCACCACATTTATCTGCGGCGTCTTCATCTACAAGAATACCATAGTCCTCTACAGCATCAGCGATGAGTTGTAATTGTTCATCAGAAAACATTTGTCCAGCGTTTATGGTTTGCTTTACTTATACGCCCTTCGTCCAACATATTGTCACAAACTCTCACAAATACCTGAAACTTTTCTTCGCGAGTGAGAACATGCGGTGCTGCTGTTGTTGCAATCACCTTGAGAAGTTGTGTCTTGGAAGTAATCATCAGAAGGTAAGAACGAAGTGATCAGGAATAACTTGGTCTTCAGAATCTGTGAAGTCAGTCTCATACATTGGGACAACTTCATCATCTGCGATACTATACAGTGTCACAGTTTGATGCAGGTATTTCTCATCCATGCACATAAGTTGTTCGCGAAGTTCACCGTAAGTCATTTGCTTGTGTGTTAATAAAGACCAAGGAATAAGACCCCAAGACATCAGAAAGGATTGCTCCATGTTTCGTACTGTTTGAGAGTAATGTAACCCTCTTTGCAGAGTGAATCAGTGAACATGCTCCACTCTTCACGCTTCCAAACTGAATCATTCTTCAGGCGAGGATGTTGCTTAACAATCACTCCCCAGTTGTAACGAAACTGATCAAGTGCTTGTGCTTTAGTGGTCCGCATGGTGCTGTTCCTTTGACTCTTATAGAATACACGAGAACAGCACCAAATCAACCAATAGTGGACAGTTTGTGCAACTGGCACATCAGTCGTAAACTCGGTCACGCATCACGCTTAGTTTATCCATACTGTCCAAATGTTCATCGAAGAAAGTATCAACAAAGTCGGTGTTGATTTCCTTCGGTACATTCTCAACAACTCCACGAATAATCTCGTAAGTTGCTTCGGACATTTGATCTTTGTCCTTTTCAATGAAACCAAACCAGGAGTCGATTTCCATCACGATAGGACCTTCAGGCATGAAGATGTAGCAACCAGTTGCTTTAACTTTGCCCCAATCATGCTGGTCTTCGCTAACATCAACCTCACCATTTAGTTCAACACGGAAGAAACCAAGTTCTTCCAAAACGTCAGGCATAGGAACATGAGTGATCCCACCAAAGTTATACTTTCCAGTGCCAAAGTTGCTTCGGATACTACGAACAAACTTTTCCAAATCTAGTGTGCCATTCTTTTCTGTTTGGACGTTAATACTCTCGATGTTAGCATCAGTGAGTTTGTAGATTGTTCCCTGCCCGTTGAGTTTTTTCATACTCATAACTGGCGGAGTAAGTTTATCAACTACCTCACCATTTTCAGTGACAACGCTTTGGGGATGAATGAACTCAGACATAATAAAAGAAGAGGTAAGATTGAATCAGCAAAATGCAAGTGGGGGACGACCTTCAATGAAGATCGCATTGACCACATTTTGCAGGCGTTGAGCAATAGCATTGCCCATTTTGTATCCAGTTGGCATAGTTACAATGCCCTCAGGTTTTTTGTAGAGGTGAAAAGCACCAGCAGGAATCTTGCCAGCAGCAACATCAGCACGGTCATCTTTGTGAACACGGATAACACGTCCGATCGTCTGTGCCATCTCAATGATGGGCAGATTACGCAGCAGGATGGTGTGAGTCAGACCAGGAACATTGATGCCCTCAGAGAGAATAGAATAGTGGAAGATGACAAACTTACGAGTATCATCAGCACCCCAAGATGTGAGGGTCTGAAAGAACTCTTCGCGACCAACTTTCTTGCCGTTGATGATAGCACCAAACTTGCTGGTGATGTGCATCACATCATAACCTTTGTTCTTGAAATAATCAAGAATGTCAGTCTGTCCGAGCATGTTACCCAGCACTTTGCTGGATGGTGCTGCCACGAGAACTTTGGGTTTCTGGAATACATCGAGTTGCTCGAACATATCCTTCAGGTTGTCACAATCAACATCGTGTGCATTGTGCTTAGTGCGGATACGATTGGTCTCGAATGGCACAACTTTAGGAGGAACGATTGCACCAGCAGCGATGAGTTCCTGAGCAGGAACATTTTCCAGAACACCACCCCAAACAGTGGTATTGTTCATGCCGCGTTGATAAGATTGACCGCGACCATTGCGGGGAGTTGCAGTGAAATAATAACGACGTTTGGCATACTGAGCAGTGGCATATACAGCACCAAAGAAAGCACGACCGCAACCATTGTGTGCTTCGTCGAAGTAAATGGTGTCAATATCAATGCCACTATCTACAATGCGGGGCAGAGAATGATAAGTGGTAAAGATAATGCAGGACTCACCTGCTGCCCTTGCAGTGTTGTTGAACAGGGCAATCTTATCGCTCTTGGTAGTGCTGAAGTAGTGCGTTTCACCACTGTGAACGTGCATAACATGCGTCCAAGTAGCAGACACAAACTCCATAAACTCCTCGCACAACTGGTTAGCGAGAAGAATACGCGGAGCAACAACAACTGTTGTGCTACCTTGTGCAGCACGAGCAACACAATCTGCGATCATGATGTATGTCTTGCCGCCACCAGTGGGGACAATAATCTGACCAGCATTGTGCTTCTGCATTGCATCAAAAGCACGTTGCTGATGAGGACGAAGGTTCATAACTGCGTTTCAATGAATATAGTATTGCACCTCAGAGGTGCTCATGGGGAGATTAGTGGACACTTCATACCACTGTCACATTGCCACTCTTGTAGAGAAGGATTTCTCTTGCTTTTTTCGCTGCATATCCGTCCTCTGTTTTCTTCCTACGTCCAGCAGTGTAAGTTATATCGAAGTAGTGAACATCTAGTGACTTTGACTTATCTTCAAACCAGTTATCATCAGCACGGTTAGCAACAAAAACTCTTTTTTGTGCATCGGCAAAGTCGATCAGGTCTAGCAGTGCATCCTCATTGAATCCGTTACCATAATCAGCAAAACTATTACGATACGGAGGATCAAAGAAGAAGAAACCGTTAGGATCGTCAGTTACAGCATCTCTCCAATCTGCTGATTTGATGTCTACATTTTGCAGTGCCCAATGCCACCACAATAATACATCACGATCATAAACTTTGTCCTTCTGGTTCAACAATCCAGACGGAGTTCCATACCTTCCGTTGGTATTCTTGTTTAGTTGATAGATACCATTGAACCCAGTCTTCATCAGAAAGTATAACGTTGCTGCTTCAATCTCACGATCCCACTTCTGATAATCCCATGCGTGTTCATGTCTCAAATCGAAGTAAAACTTCTTTCTATCTTCCTTTGAGAGTGGAATATATTTTGCTTCCAACTCATCCAGTCGTTTGGTAAAAGAAGTGAATGAGTGTTTGATAGCAAGATAGATCCAAATAACATCCTCATTGATGTCATTGATCACAGCACGTTCTGGTTTGTAGTTGTTCATGACATACACGAACATTGCACCGCCACCGAAGAACGGTTCATAATAAGTATCAAATGAAGATGGCATGAAAGGTGCATAATGTTTCAGCACCTTTGTCTTACCACCTGCCCAGATAAAGAGAGGTTTCATACAGAGAAAAGGGTATTGATACGCTCGGTGATAGTTTCGACCATTATATCATTGATGAACTCTTTTGTGAAGCAATCTGTGTCCATGAAAGCACTGTTATCACCAGGATTGCACTGGTTCATACCTCCAAGGTGAGCAACATTCAATGCTTTCCAAATAACACCACCTTCATATGCACCTTCACCAGTGCAGAACGTCACATAAGATACATCAGGATTGATTTTACGGCAGATAAAGTTATTCTTGAACCAACGCTCGATAGCATTACCTCGATCCTGTTGTTTCTTACCTTCAAACACTGCAATCAGTTTGCCTTTGTAGAACCATGCACCACCATCGGGTTCACATGCACCCATACCACCAGGAATCTGATCCTTACGCAGTTTCTTTTGCAGCGTAAGTTCAGGATATTGTTGACTCAAAGCAGCAAAAACATCATCCTTCAGATGCTTACATTGCTCATCAAGTTTGCGAGCACGAGCATCAGTGGCAACCATGCCATTTTGAATCCCGCCGTTGAATCGCTTGGTCATTGACTTGCTTGACTATGAATATAGTATGGCATGAAAAAAGCACCCTGTCAAGGGTGCTGTGCCACTTATGAAACTGGGTAAACGTCCCATCCTTGTCCTTCTGGGACCATGTTTTTAATAATGTGTTCTACATTATCAATACCAAATACTGTTACCTCTTGTTGTGAATAGAAACCATTTTTTGCTTTAGGTTTAGTCCACACAACTTTGTAGCGATTGTTATCAGTCATCAGTTGATTTCAGCAAGAACATCATAAATCGCTTCGTCTTCAGTTCCAATCACTGAAGAGATCCAATCGTCTTCTTTGACTTGAACCATATCGTTCTCGTCCCAGGAGACATTGAAAGTTTCATCGTACATACTGACCGAATCCATTGTTTTGTGAGATAATAGCAGAGCGTTTCCACTCTTGAAGTTTGCGACGTTTCTTTTTCATGTAGTGAAGTTCGCTGTCGCTGTATGCTACTTCACCATTCTCGCCTTTACGGATTGCTTTGTTTAATAGGCGAATGTCTTTGTCCAACATGATTACTATCGCATAGATTGAGGTCGTTTGGGGAAGATGTGTGCAGGTTGTTTGACTGTCACACGATCAGTTTTTTGGTGGGTGTGATCACCCGATTGAACATATTGTTGTACTGTTCTTCCAGATTAGGAGCGAGTTTAGTGATAAACATCACAAAATCTTTCGAGACAGTAATATATTCTTCAGCAGGATCTTGCAGTGGTGCGAAAGGAAGAAATCCAAGTTGTGTGCCCTCTTGGTTAGCAGGAACAGCAACGATTGCATCACGGATAGTAATACTATCCGAAGATTCTTCAGTTACATCAGCGACTACATTTTCACCACTGATGAAACGAATACATTGTACGGTCATTGTTTGTAAAGGTCTTTAAGGTGCAGTCTTTCAGCAACATTGTCAACCTCAGACATCTGAGCGTTGTAATATGCTGGGTCAATCAGTTTATCACGATAAAACTTTCTTTGCAAGTCCTGAATATACAGAACAAGTGCATCTTTTACTAGCATTTTTTGCTCGTAGGTGAGAACTTGAGAATGAAGACCAATCATCGGTTTAGTTTCGACGCAAAGTTTTGAGGTAGTTCAAAACATACTCACGAATATACATCAACTCATGATAACATTTCTGCTCATGAGCATTTGCTCGAAGATTGTGATCAGGTTCCATAACGGATTCGATAAAAATATCAAGTCCCCTATTGAACTTGTCGTCTTGAGATTCGTTCTGCATGTGATCTTAGTATTGAACTGTGTAATCCAGGTCGTAGTCTACTTCAGAACTGTCATCAAACTCTAATACTTCAGAATCTTTTTCGATTTCAATACCATCCTCCATCATCATCCTGTTTAGCATCAAACTTTCGCTTTTTGTTTCCTTTGGAGAAGTCATCATAGTTGGATTCGTCTGCCCAGGTCGATCGATTTGTGCCACCTTTTTGTCGTTTGTCACGGATAGATTTGCCAGGAGAATAGTAACCTCGTTCGTTACCACCACGTCGAAAAGTCTTACCCATTGTTAAGTATGAGGAAATGAAAATAAACTACTAATAATATGTATCAGTCTACATCCCTGTAGAGAGAAGAATAGTCGTCATCGTTACTTTCTGGAAGAGGAAACACTTGAGTGTGCAACTCTTCAAAGCAGTAACCTACACCTTTCAAGAAATCTTGAGTCTTGTCAACAACATCATCGAGAACAGTTGCTTCAAATTCTTTAGTTGTTACGGTTGAGTCTTCATCTGTGCAGATGAGAGTGAACTGAGGCATTTGTCTCCGTTGAATACTTCATAAGTATAGCACAAAAAAAGGGGTCGCAATGACCCCTGTGACACTTATTTCAACTGGCACATTAAACTTGTTGTTGAGTCTGAGATGCAGATTGTTGAACATTAGTTTGAGGGAATGTTCTGTTTAGGTTGGAATCACCCCAGATAACTCTAACAGCACCCTGAGCACCTCTACCACCTTGGTTGTTGCCATAATAGGTGCCACCACCAGCACCGCCATAGATGCCACCGTTGCCGCGTGTGCCGCCTCTAGGAGCAGGTTGGTTGTTGCCAGGTTGTCCACCAGATCCACCTTGTCCAGGAGGTCCAGGGTTAGGACCGTATGGACCCGCTTGTCCGTTTGGACCCTGACCATAGATGCCAGTGCCTCCACCGCCTCCCATGTAGAAGTTGTTACCACCAGCACCAGCACCGCCAGCACCGCCAGATCCAGGTTGTCCAGTTTGAGGATATGGGTTAGCAGAATCACCACCATTACCAGTGTAACCACCAGCACCAGATCCACCATTTCTCCAGGTAGATCCATGGTTGTTATTTCCGCCACGACCACCGCCAGCACCTACAAAGTTGCCACCTCGGATTTGAGAACCATCATAGTTTCCTCTACCACCATCGCCACCGCCTGCCCAGACTTGGTTAGTGCTTTGGAACCAAGATGCAGCACCTGCCTGACCATTTTGACTATCACTATCAGCACCAGCACCACCACGACCGACAGTAACTGGGATAGCAGCACCAGGTTGAACAGCAATGTTATTTCTCCATCCTAAACCGCCGCCGCAACCGCCGCCGCCATCGTGGTCTCCTGATCCACCACCGCCGCCGCCAATACAAACAACAGAAACACTCTCTACACCCTCAGGAACAGTCCAAGTATGTGATCCAGTTGTAACAAATAAAACTTCCCCAGGATCTGCTTCTGAACCAGTTTGTCCTACTTCTGCCCACTGAGTACCATCGTAAATCTCAACAATGAGAGTTTCAGTATTCCAACCGATTTCACCTGCTGATGGTGATCCTGGTCTAGTAGAATCAGTCCAACTTCTTAATACACTACCAGCAAGAGATGACCAAGCACTACCATCCCAAATCTGTACATCTTGAGTTGTAGTATTATAAATCATCTGTCCTGCTGTTGGTGATCCAGGACGATTACTATCACTAAAGGAAGGAAGTACAATACCGTTAGGTAAAGTAATCGTTCCCGTCACATTTACGGTTGTTGATGTAAGAGTTCCTACGGTAATAGAGGACATAACTATTACGAATATACGTTGTTCTTATTTTTATTTATAACTATCAATCAGGAAGGAATCCACTCAGTTCCTGTCCATCGTTGTAAAGTTGATCTTTGAGTATTGTAACCAACATATCCTGCTTGACTAGCAGTTAATCCCGTTGGGCGAGTTGAATTAGTCCACAACTCCATTGTAGTTCTAACACCTACAACTTTCCATGCAGATCCTGTCCAAACTTTATTCTCTCCTGTAGTGGAATCATAAACCATTTGTCCCGTTGAAGGACTAGCAGGTAACTGATTAGTTGGAGTTGGAGTTAATCGTAAACTACCTTCACCAGTAAAAGTAAGATTTTGTGGCGAAAGATTAGTTGCATTTACAGTTGGGCATCTAAATTCTGACATAGTTCTCCTTAAATAACAGTCCAAACAGCATTATTTTCGATGGTGACAGTAACACCATTTGCAATAGTAATCGGTCCAATACTCATTGCTCTAACAAACTCATCACCAGCAGTTGCACCAATAGTAATATTTTGATCAATCGTATCTTTAGAAGTACGAATAACCGAATCTTCACCTAAAGATGGTCCGCCACCACCACCGACAGATGTCCATCCAGCAGAACCATCTCCATTATCAGCAACATAAATCTCGGCAGAATCAGTCTCAGTATTGAATCTAAGAGTTCCAACTGAAGGTCCAGATGGTTGTTGAGAAGTTGTTCCACTAGGCAATCGTAGAACACTCTCACCATCCAAGAAGTTCAGAGCATCGATGATTGCAGATGTGGTATCTGCAATCTGATTATTGCTAATTCTTGTAGTTGACATATTTGTAACCTAGATCCCCTGCTTATATTTAGATAGGAAGTTCTACAATGTGGATTGTATCTGTAGATTGTGGTGCTGATCCTGATGCAAATACAACACTTGCACCATTTCCAGAGATTGTATAGTCAGTTCCACCAATCTGTGCAACACCATTCAAATATACGAGAACAGAGTTTGCACTATGTACGATAGTGCCGCCAGAATAGGTAGTGATAGTAAATGTTAATGTAGAACCATCGCCTGTATATGTTCTAGTAACATACTTGGAAGCAGAAACTGTTCCTCTTCCAGTAACAACTAAGTCACCATCAACTCTTACTGAACCATCTACGTTAATCCTATAAGAACTGTTAGTAGCAGTACCAATACCGAGACGTGTAGTACCGTTGTCATTAACAATATTGATGTCACCAATATCCGTGAAACCAAACTCGTACCAAGTGGCACCATAGTATATCCAACCAAGCGACTTGCCAGGTGTCCAGTTGACGTTATAAACAAGATCACCATCAGCAGGTGTATCGTATCCTGTGATATTAGCAAAACTGGGTTGTCCGTTTGCATCTTCGGGTGCGAGTAAGGTTTGTTTGATTACTGTACCGTCTTGGTTATTGTAAGTAATCTTCCTTGCCAAAATATTATTGGTTGAAGATACTTGACCTTGGAAGGTAACAGGACCAGCGAAGATAGATTCTAACTGGTTAGATGCACCACCGATAACAGTGAGTTTGTCAGTAAGAACCAACTCAGAGAATGTTTCAATGGTTGTATTCTCTTCACCAACAACATTCAGTTGTGCAATATCTTCGTTTGTAATCTGACCAGTAACAGGGTTGATAACCTGGTTACCAATAAACAGGTCACCGTTAGAGTTAAGACCAGAATAAAAAGCAACACCTGCCTCTTCTTTAATAGACTGTGAGAACTTAATCTGATCAGAAGATAACGTCTCTACTTGTGTCTGAGGGAACGCAGTTGAATAGTTACCAGGACCGAAACCAAGATATTCAAATGTATGATTACCAGATCTAAGAATAGAGTGGCGTCTAAACTCAACAGCAATAGGTGCTACAGATCCATCATTGTTCTCTCTAATGTTGATCTTTCTAGTTTCCTCATCACCTGCACGGGCAGTAAGTTCAACATCAGATAACTCATTATTAACAGAATCGTAGTTAGGTGTTGTACCTGGTTGTGTCCAACCACTATCAGTCAGCATGAAAACAATGCCTTCCTTAGTGATAGATCTCTTAGGATCTTTGTTAGGTGTAGGTGTAGCACCATCGGTAGAATATACTAAACCGATAGTTTCATTGTCAGCGACGGATACCGCAGCATCAGGGTCAGCAACAGGGTTGTCTCTGTCAAACGTAGGATAGACTTCGTTGACGTTTTGACTGAACTTCCTGTTGTTGAAATTAGAAGTTGAAGGTGCAATAGATGCACAAAGCAAGGTAATGTAGTAGATTCCATCGGTAACACCTCTCTCAAACTCTTGGACTACTTCAATATCGTAGATATAGAATGTACGATTCAGATTATAGTTTGTTGTGTCGCTATTCAAGGGTTGCATTACATAACCAGACAGCGGATCACGAGGCAGAGGATTAGTCTTATCCTTGTCAATCTTCAGACGGATGCGATAGGTTCTGTCTTGAAGGTCACGGGGGTCAGGAATCCTCTTAAGGAAAGTTGTAGGAGTAAAGTTTACATTATCATACTGAGTATTGGCAGTAATATCACTATAAATGGTATTTTCATTGGAATCTACCGATAAATACCATCCACCAACACTATTGGCAACACCATTGATAGTGTATGTTGCACTATCATATTGCAATGGAGATCCTGTTGCACCAGCAGCAACACCAGATACAGAAGGACCATAAGGAGAAATCTTAGCAGTCTTTACAGTTGCATCTGTTGCACCACTAGAAACTAACAAACAGTTCAACTTATCAGGAATAGCATTTACACCAGTTCCATCCTGTCTTGCACCAACTGTGAAACCTTGTACTCTAGTTGTTGGAGGAGATGCCTCAACAGTATAACCATAAAGATATAATCTTGTGCCAGGAGTTTGACCTTGACCAGCAAGTGCAGCGTTGACAACTCTAGTTCTCTGAATATCAATGTTGACCCAGTTTACAGTTGTTTCTTCTCCAAAGATTACGTTTCCATTAACTGTATCAGTATTTGCTACAGATAAAGTAACAACTCTAGTATTGGTGTTGAATGAAACAACTATTGCACCAGTTCCAAGATCTTCTCCAGTAACTGTCATTCCCTGAATAACACCGTTGATAGAACCATCATCGGCAAGAGTAATAGTAGTTGCACCAGATGTTCCAGTTGCAGTGGTAGAAATAACGTTCAGTGCTTTAGGTGGAATGATATGAGTGATTTCACCTGCTTTATCTTTAGAGAACGCTTTTGCCTTAAATCCAGCAGATCTTAAAGCGGTGTTACCAAAGTTAGAGTTACTGTTCGTAATCGACATATCACCACCACTCTCAGCAGTGAAGTGAGTTCCATATCCAACAGCGAATACCGAAACTGCCTGAATGAAGGAGTCATTGCTACATTTAATGTGTTCGTGTGCCCATTCTTTACGATACTCAGCAAAACCGTCTAAGTGAGCACCATCACCAGCAGTTGCTACGTCATAGTTACCAGTAGAAGCATTATATCTTACGAATGCTCTATCATCTTTCTGCAAAGATAGACCAGTAAACTGTGCAACAACCATCGATTTGAAACCAGTTGCCTTACTGCCATCTGCGTGCATACCGTTCATGCCCCAGACACTTCTCAGTGACAGGTTGAACGCATAAGGAGATGCAGAGTCAACAGTATCAATCTCAGTTTTTACTGTAATGTTTGATCCGACTGCGTTACCCGTTGGGGCAGATGACATTTGGTAAGTAAAGACGTTACCAGATGCGGATGTGACTGTGAAAGATCCGTTGTAAATTCCTGCATCAGCTTCGGATTGATCTCCAGTAGATCCAGTAACACCGCTAACGTTAATGTTAACACCAACGGAAAATCCGTGATCCCTGGGGTTATCAAACTCATCGACAGTGACTGCCGTTGCTGTATTTCCATTACGAGTAATCTGTAAGACTCGATATTCATCAGAAATAGGACCAACAATACGGTTTTCTTCTACTCTAGGTTGAATCTGATCTTGTGCAGGATCTCCAGATGTATCGGGAATAGTTGCAAATGCCTTCGATACTTTCTGATAATAAATCTCAAGATCAGTTCTTTCTTGAATATTGGCAACAGAAGAATAATCTGCGTTAGGAACTGTGCCGTTAGTAATCAGTGTAGAAAGAGGATTCAATCCATCAGCAAACTCAAAGCAAGTAAGTCTATGGTGAGAGAACTTAGGTGCTAATGTTTGTGTACTACCAGGTCTATAATATACACCTTCTTCAGCACCATCGAAGAAGGAGAACTGCCAGAAATATGTACCACCAGTTACCTTAAAGATTGCTGTGCGAGGAGGGATTTGTGACTCATTTAAGATTTCATTTCCGTATGTAGTTGGATAAGGAACATACTTAGGAATGATTTTAGTACGACGAAGATCAGTACCAACGAGAGAACAACCTCTAGGAACAATAACACCACCCTCAACAGAGTTGTACTTATACAACACATTATTGGGAGAGGTGATATCTAAGTTTGAGTTCTCATCAATGGGAGCGACATTCGTATAAAGAACATCACCAGGACGATTGTCAATAATATATTCTGCTGGATACAGCATAATCGAGAAGGCATCAAACTCGTCGTTTGACAGACCTACTCGATACGAAAATCTAGCAACTTCAAGAAATGCTCTTTGAATCGTCTTAAACGGTCTCAGAGCAGAGTTACCTCTGTTGTCAATAGCATCAGAAGCATCAAAGTCGTCTGGGTTAACGTAAATAATACGTCCCGTGCGGGACGTAATAATATTCTTAAGACGGGTTAAAGCCATTTCTTATACTGCTTTTTGATTATTTATTATGATCAAGAGATGGGATAGGTTCTGATTGTGAAGGAGTCAGAATCATCCTCAAATCCAATGAGACTAAAGGTGTTGTTTGCAGTTGTACTGTTTACAACAACAACTTCTCCAGGACCAACAACTAAAGATGTGATTCTATCAACATTATTAGCAGCATTAGTTACATTTTCACTGATGTAGTTGGATGCTTCTACAGCAGAAGATGCAACAGCAACTGAAGAAACTGTTGCTACAGTTCTATCGGTAGTAGAAAGTTTTGGAACGTCTCTAAATGTATCTGATCCAGAAAAATCACCAGACCCAATACCTTTGATAAACTTAAGACTTGTTCCAGTGTAATCTTTTACATATCCATATGCACCTGTAGTTTCTGCAGTAATAGTAAATGTAACTCCACCAATAGTGAAAGTATCAGTATTTAATGCAAATGTACCTTCTTTATCATAAAGATAGAATCCAGAATATTCAAAAATTTCTGCTTCTTCAAGAGATCTAGTAGCACCACCATAACCAGAGTTTGATGCTGTGCCAGTTCCACCATCGTAAATATATAATGGATCGGGTGTTACACTATCACCAAAGGCATATTGAACATATGCACCAGAAGATCCTGCGGTTCCATTAGTTGTTTTACCTGTTGTATATTCAGTTCCATCATCAGCGTTACCAGTAGTGCCGTCTGGACCCCATTCACCATTGATAGTGGTAGAGAGTTTGAAATCTCTACCTGACATAGTAGAATCGGACACATCAAAACGATATGTACGATCTGTAAAGATTTCAAAGATGCCATCAGCACCACCAGGATACATGTTGTAGACACCACCAGCAGTTGTTGTAGAGAAGACAAACTCTTCTTCTGCCGTAGTGATAGCAGGTGATGCTGAAATAGTCCCTGTTCCACCACTCGTGGCAGTAAGATCATCACCAGCAAGAAACTCAGTTCCTGTTCCGTTTAATGTAGAAGGACCGATGAAAAGAGTTGCACCATCGATACCATAAACAAGAGCAGTTGTAGTGTTACCACCAGTTCCTTTAGTGACAGTATCACCAACAGCAAACGTGCCAGAAGTACTTTCTAAAGTAATCTCACGAATGGAGATTGCCTTTACATAAACAGTAGTTACTGAGGGAATATAAAATGATTCAAACTTAAAAGTTTTTTCACCATCTGTTGTAGTAATACTTTGACCAGGCGTCACGGCAGTATTATCATTCATATTTGTATTAAGGGTAATAAAATATGAACTGATTACATCACCCTTATGCAACTTGTATGTACTTGCATCAAGAGTTAACTTTTGATCATAATCTTTGATCGCAACATCATATGCAGATCCAGTTCCATCATTAGCAATGCTAAGAACCGTACTGGCACTACGATAAACAGATGCTCTATACAGCACTGTGTCAGTATTGGCGGATGGTTTGAGTTGTGCTAAAAGTCCTTGGTTTGCCATTGTTAAAAATTAGAATCCTGCGTAGAAAAACTGTTGTTGTCTGGTTCTACCGATTAAAGTTGCGGCACCAATACCAGATCCGAAAGAGATGTCATCAATATTGACATTAACTGTAGAAAGTAAAGTCGCATCAGCATCTGGAAATCTAATAGTTCTATTTCCAGTAATATTGTCAGCACTGATTGTAATCCCACTCTCAGCATCAGCAGTTTGCTTAATAGTAGGAGTTACCAAAGTTTTATTTGATAAAACCTGTGTAGCTAATGCAGATACAAGAGTGTTATTAGCACCTTGATTATTTAGATCATCTGTGAGAGGGAACTCATATGTTTGGTTTGATGATGCGTTTTGATTACCAATATCAAAGGTAATCTTTTTAGTATTATCTGCATTATCTTGTAAGATCAAGATTTCAACAGTTTTATTCTGCAATGTCTGAGTAGAATCAACACCAACTAAAGTGAGATTTTGATCAGGAATAGTAATGATTCTATTCTGAGTTAATGAATCAGTATTAAATGATGCCCAGAAAGTTCCTACTTCAGAGTCAGGAACAAGTTTGATATCAACAAAACTCTTATTAAGAATAGTTTGTTCTGCTTTAGTGTCAACTAACGTAGATGCTGTAGCAGTAGGTTCAGCAGTCGTAGTTACTGTTCCTGCATCAGGTAAGAAATAAGAACGACGTGTATCCTGAGTTAGTGCCCAGTTGATCTGAAAGATTGCTTCTTCATCACCATCTGTAATAACAAGATTATCTTCATCAATAAGAAGAGTTTTGTTAGTCAGTGTTTGTGTAGTATTATCACCAACGATCGTAGTTCCATTACCAGTTGTAATAGCAGGTAATGTAAAAATACGAGTGTTTGTGCCCGTACCAACATTACTAACTTCAAAACGTGCTTTTGGTCCTTGAGCATCTTCAAGGATAAAAGTTTGATCAGAGATAACAAAGTTACCAGTTACTTTTACAGCACCAGTTCCTTTGGGGGCAAGAACAATGTCAGCATTTGTTGCAGATTCATCAACCGCTGTGATATACAGCGATTTATAAGTAGCACTATTTTCAATCGTGGTCATGTATAAACCACTTGTTCCAAAAGAAATACCGATCTCATCGTAAGCACCTTGATATAAACCAGTGTTACGATCTAAGTCAAAAGCTAGACCAGGATTAGTTTTTGTACCCTGTGCTAAACCTTTGAATAACTGATTGATCTTTACTTTCCTGTTGGGAATCAAAGGGTCAGATACAACTACAGGAAGAATACCTTCTCCTGAAAGGTTAGCATCTGAAATAACATCCAACTGAGAGATTTTTCTTGTTCCCACGAATAATCACACGATTTGCTACAAGTTTATTTATACGGGTACAATTCGTTGTATCTGAGAAATCTACGCATGTTAGGTTCTACTTCTAGAGAATCACAACATGCGAGATATGACTCCCATTCACTCTTCAGGTTCTTCGGTATCGTCATCGGGGAACTCGATTGGTTCTCCAAGGATGAGTTTTTTAAGTTCTTCTGCTTTTTTTGAAGACTCATTATGATAGTTAATATTTTTGTCTAAACTGTCTAAAAGTGTATTATAAATTTGTCGAGAATCGTAAGTTTCATCACCAGTAAAAGTATCAATAACTTCCTGAAACTTATCTAATCTTGCTTTTCTCCAAAGTTGTTCCCATTCATTTTTTTCTGCTTCAAGAAGCTCTACTTCACGACCCCATCTAGTATAAGGCGGTCCTTCAGCAAGGATTCTTTCAATAACTTCATTGTCGTCATACACAGCATCTGGATTTGCTTGTGCGTAATCATTAGTGATATCCCTCATGATTTTGTTTTTTCCTCTTTGGATAGTTTAAAATAAAGTTTATAGTAGCGTCGTTTCATTTCATCCATCGTGTTCATGTCTTCTTCAAATCCCATATATTTGAGAAGTTGAAATGATCCCTCCATCTCACTGATTAATCGTAGTATATTTATAGAGGTCACTGGAAATCCGCCAAACTTATATTCAGTCATTACTTAAACATAGGACCATTCATCCATGCGACTAAAGATCTACGTTTACCAGATCTCAAAGGTTTGACTCTATGAGGCAACCATGATGGAAATATAACTGCGGTGCCTGCATCAGGTTTGACTCTCAAAAACTTCTTAGAATAATAACTAAACTCTAACTCTCCACCTTCATACTCGTCAGGATCACTCAAAATAAGTGAACATGATAGTTTTCGTTCATGCCACACACCATCTCTTTCATATGGTTTGTTATTATCGACATGCCAACTATAGTAAGATCCTTTACCTTCATAAACTGTAGATTGTATTTGAGAATCAAAATGAGTTAGATCATACTTAAATACTTCATGATTAGCAGAAATCATCATGTTATGAATAATACCAGGAATCCATTCATCCCAGTTAATCCAAGAAACTTCTGATTTTCGAGTATTCTCCTCATATCTACCACGACCTTCAGGTCCTACTAAAGCACTTTCATAATCTCTATGATCACAATAGTCCTTCATAGACTCAATGAGTTCTTTTGGAAGTTTAGAGGGAATAAAATAATAAAGTTTCTCAGCAAACCCTACAACTTGATCTTCATCCATAATATTACTTCCCAGTGTATTGATAACACTTATACTTAGGTTGATATCTGTTCACATATTTTTGTGCATGTTCTACACAAGTAAACCAGCATTTTTTGTTTTCTGTCTCATCTTTCAAAAAAATAGGAAAGGTTTGAATAAAAGGAAATAACTCAATCTTCCGTGAGTTCATCACCTTCAATTCCAA